GCACAGGTCGAAGGGACGCCCGTCGGGGTAGCGGGGCATGGCCCGGTGGCCGTCGGCTGCCCGCTGCATGTCGCAGGACTCGTCGCGCTGATACCCCGAGTCTGCGATGGCACGGGTCGAACGTGGTGAGCAGTACGGCATGGTGGCAATCCTTACTGGGCCTGGGCCCTGCTCGCAAGAGCCTTGTTGCGGATGTAGCGGGCCTGGATTCGCTTGCGGTCCTTCTCGGTCGTGCCCCCCCAGATGCCGACCTCGTGGTTCGTCAACGCGTGGTCGAGGCACTGGCCGCGGACGAAGCAGCCGGCGCACACCATCTTGGCCGCGTCTGCCGCCTTCTTGCCGTGCGCTGGGTCGGGGAAGAACAGCTCGGGGTCGCGTCCGATGCAGGCCCCGTACTCCTTCCACGTCACGGCAACAACCGTACCGCTGGCCTACTCGCAAGGGGTGGACACGCGAAGCGGCCCCCCGAGGGCTCTGTGCGGAGCGGGGGGGCCACCTCAAGACCCAGCGTCCAGGTCTGGCATCGGAGCTTGGCAGTACGACGCCACTTGACATCCTACGCCAACGGCGCGACAACTACTACCCAACGCCCTGAGCTTGGCAGCCCGGAGCGCAGATGTTCTGGGCCGTAAAAGCCGGATCGGGACGCAAGAGAAACCCCCTGCGATCCCCGGTGCAATGTAGACCCAGAGCCTGCTTGCAGCAGTTAGCACTCCGCACCAGGGGGTCGTTCGGTGGAGGGTGGGGTTGGAAGGTAGAAGGCAAGAAGCGTGCTCGGGCCTGTCGGCCCTGCGCCTCTGGCTAGTGAACGACGATGACGCCCATGACGATCAGGAGCAGGACCACCAGGACGATCCAGGCTGCTCCGCTCATGCCGGCGGGTTGCGTCTGACTCCGAGAGCAGGTGCGTAGGCCCAGAAGGCGTCGATCAAGATGAGCACGGCGGCGATGATGAACACGACGCCCATGAACTTCCCGTTGATCGTGGCCCACCCTGCTACGTCGAGGCCGAACAGCACGAACGTGATGATGACGGCGACTGCGGACAGTGGTCTCATGTGCCTCCTATACCCGGTGCCAGATCCATCTACCCCCGTAGCCGTGGAACAGCTCGAGGTGGTGAACGGAAAGCCAGTGAAGGAACGCCCAGACGGTCATGCCCGTATCCTGCGCTTTGCAATCAAAGTTGTCAATGGGGATGCCCGGTTCCGGGTCCTGTCGGTTGACCCTTCCCGCCCTTGGCCTGAGCCTGCGCTGCCGCGGCTGCTTGGGCTTCCTTCTGCATCCGCTGGACGACCTGTTGCCAGTTCGGCCAGGCGTGCGCTTGGAGCACTGCCTGCGCGTCGATGGCGTGCATGGCGAACAGGGCGTCGGCTTCTGCGATCCTCGCCTGACGCGAAGTCGGGGCCGAGCTCCCGCATTTCACGACCAACGAGAACTTGAGCGGCTCACTGACGACCCTGCCGTCCGAGTCCTTCTTGGGCATGTAGAAGTGCTGGGCTGAGAGTCTGATGGCGGTGTCGGTCCCGTCATCTCCGACGATGGCCACGACTCTCGGCGCGTCGTAGTTCTGCACGATCAGGTTGGCCACGAGGTTGCCGATCGACCCGAGCGTCCGCTCGAGATTCCGCAAGGCAGACCTGATACGGACGAACCCGGCCTCCTGAGTGGCCTGCACGGTCTGCTGCGCGGGTCTCCCTGTGCTCTGTTGGCCCTTCTGTGGCCCCGAGAGGCCCGATATGTTCTCCATGCGCCCGATCCAGAACTGGATGGTGTTCATGACGAACTGGGGCATCTCAGGCGGTGTCATCCACCGGGGCCCTCCCCCGGCCTGAGCGGCGTTGGAGTTCATCTCGAGCCGTTGTCCGGGGCGGTTCATGATCTGCTGACGGGAGATCCCCGAGCCGGCGATGTCGAGGAAGGACGGATTGCCGATCAGCTCGGCATTGCCTTGTACCGAGCTGAGGAGTCGATCAATCGCAATCTGGCAGGGTGCAAGATGCGAAGTGATTGGCGTCGGCCAAAACTCCCCGAGTTCTTCGTCGACGAAACGCTCATACGGATGGCGGTCGTGCTCCCATAGATTTGAAGCCAGTTCGTCCAGAAGAACGGTGTGACCTGTATATACGACGACCCGCCATTCGTCGTAGACCACGTCTTCTTCTCGGTCAACGCCGTGTGAAGCATCGGTGGCCAGCCTTTCCTCGCGCTTGTTCTGCCTTATCCAGCACTCCTTGACGTAGACCCCGTTCTGCAAGGCCTGGTCCGACGCTCTCCTCCGCGCTTGTCCGGGGAGGCCGAAGACGGTGGAGTTGTTGCCCGGGATGTTGCCGGGGTTTGCCAGCGGGTAGTCAGAGCCCGGGGCGAACTCGGGCCGTGACATCGAGGGGTCCGAGCCGTCGCCACCCATGAGGGCGTCGTCGATCAGGTGGCGTGAGGTCGTCGGGAAACGTCTTTCGATCTCGGCGTAGGACATCTTGTTGACCTCGAACATGTAGTCGCAGTCAGCAAACGAGGTCGCGTTGGGGTCGGGGTAGAACTTCCACACGTCCACCCGCTTGATGGCCGCGTTGCCCTCTCCCGAGTCGATGCCCGCATCCCAGACGGCTTTGAGGATCCCGGCCCCGAACATGGCCGAGTCCCACAGGGCCAAGAGCACTTCTTTGTCCCAGCCCTGCACCTGCCAGTTGGTGTCGAGGATCTGCTCCATGTGCGAGCCGAGGACGGTCATGTGGTCCGCGAAGGCGCTACCCGGAGTGGCGGCGGGGGCTACGTCGAACTGCAACTTCTGGTCGGTGATCCAGGCGATGCGCGAACTGAGGATGGGGAAGATTTCAGAGTCGGTGACGTTGGCCGACCAGGGCTGGCTGCCAGACGCGTGGTTCTGGCGGGTCGTGACCAGCAGGTAGTTGCGGCGCCAGGTGGACTGGTACTGCTGCTTCTTGTCCTTGGCGATGGTGTAGAGGTTGTCGAGGTCGTTGCACAACTCGAACTCGTCGAGGGGTGAGGCCTGTGGAGCCTCGACCTGGCTGAGTGTCATTGGGCGAACAGGTCGTGATGGCGCTTGCGCGACTCCTCGAGGCCGTCCTCAGAGACTCCGTGGGCCGAGGGGTCTGCCATGTCGCCGGGGTCGACCATCTCGTACTCGTGGTGCAGCCCCGTCCGTGCGCTCATCTCGTCGCCCTGGCGCTTGAGGGCCTCTGACATCTCGTGGCGGTTCGAGACGTACTGGCCCACCGCGTTGTTGTAGTGCTCTTTCAGACTCGACGAGGTGGTGAAGGACCAGTTCCGCACAGCCGGCCGCTTGCAGCCCGGGCAGGTGGTCGAGTCCCCCCGGTGCTCGGTCGAGAATAGCCGCTTGCAGGAGTCGCACCTGTAGCTGTAGAGCGTCGGCATCGCTCAGATGCTACTCACCCGAAGGCGTCCCACGGGGGTGTGTCAAAGAGGTCGGTGACGTTGGAGGGTGCGGGCCCATACGGCAGGGCGGGCTCGGTCATGGTCGAGCAGATCCCGATCATGAGGCTGGTCACCGCGTCGTCACAGCCCCTCTCAGAAGCCGGGCCCATCTCGGCTCCGGGGAGTTGGACGAAGTTGCGCATCTGGTCCATCGTCACGGCGTCGTGGATGGTGATGTGCCCCTGCGCGATGAGGTTGATGACCTCTGAGACAGCCCAGTGCTTGCGGGCGTAGCTCATCTGCCAGCCGTAGGACTGGGACAGCTTGCCCGGGGACTTGTCCGCCCACCTATGTCTCCAAATGTCGGGGTAGCCGAGCTGCATGATGACGGCGATGGTTCCGTACCCGGGCCCGTTGATCTCGGTGTTGATGAGGGCGGTGTTGTAGTAGAAGCCCAACCGCATGACCTCATGGGCGAAGGGGACCGGGTCGATGTGGCCGTGCCAGACGGCGACCTGCTCGAAGGTTCTCCGATTGAAGACCTGGATGCAGGCCCCGTCCCCATACGTCGTTCGAGACGGATCGCCGGCGACGACGTACTTGCCCCAGTCGCGATCGCTGCTGGGCCAGGTGTAGACAGTCAGCGGACCAGAGGGGTCAGCACTGAAGCGGATGGTGCCGTTGTCGTCGTGGAGGAACCCGGTGATCCCGTTCTTGGGCTCGTAGCACTCCTCGAGCTTCTGTAGGGGGAAGATGTGGGTGCCCGTCGAGAGGAACGCTTCGTCGGGGGTGCAGGGGTACTCCTGGTGGAACTGGTTCTCATCGCCCATGCACAGGTTCGCGATGGCGTGGCGGCGCCAGGCCAGCTTGGGCAGGTTGAGGTTGAACTGCTCGGCCAGCTCTCTTTCGTCGCTCATGAGATCCTGCTCGCGCAACGTGGTGTTGTTGATCTCGTACTCGGCGTGATCGAACCACGGGAAGAACAGGGGCACGAAGGTCGAGTCACCGTGGACGGCTCGGAGCCACTCCTCATGGAACCAGTTGCCGACTCCGTTGGCCGTCGACTCGTAGATGACGATGGTCCCGTGCTTGTAGGGGATGGACTGGTTCAGCCCCACCATCAGCCTCTCGGGGTCCTCCCAGAAGGCGACCTCGGAGCAGTGGACGGCGTGGTAGGTGAAGGATCTCCCTGAGCCGGCGTTCTTGGCCGTCGACACCGACATGGAGCTCCGGTTCTCCAACCAGCCCAGCGACTTCTGGGAGTTGTGCTTCTCGTGGAAGGCCGAGCGGAAGGCCCACTCCTCCCACATGAGCTTGGCCATGCCGAAGAGGTGTTGGGACGCCTTGGTGTCATGGGCGATGACGAGGCTCTGGGTGCCCGGGTGCAGGAAGCACCAGTTGAACAACACCGCCTCTGACCCGGTGGAGATGCCGACCTGACGGCCCTTGAGCACGATGATCCTGACCGGCAGGCCGAGGTTGTACTGGCGCTCGATCTCGTCGCAAAGGGCCTTTTGCGCCCAGGCCAACGGCTCGGAGAGTCGGAGCGGCTCGACGGTCAGGTCCTTCTTCTGGATGACCATCTGCTCCATCCAGGGTTGGAGTGTCAGGGGCACAACTTGCACTTTCGGGACATGGTCAGCTTCGGCCAGTCCATGCCGCCCGTACCGATCCCGGGGCGGTTCCAGATGATCTCATGTCCGCACTCGAGGGTCTCCACGTACCGGCGGTCTGTGACCATGCGCCTCATGTCGTGGCGTCGTAGATGGAGTCCGTCAACTGGACCTTGGGGGCCATGTCCCGGGCCATGTCCTCGAGCGCGGAGCGGATCTTCTCGGAGGTCTCGGGGGTGGACTTGCCGGCGATGCCGATGGAGCGGGCCAAGACGAGCTGCATGTAGCGGAACTTGCTCGCGGGGGTGCCGTACTCGATCTCGTGGAGGGCAGCCTCGTAGGCCTTCCAGATGAGGAAGGTCATGGCCTCTGCAATCTCGTCGGTCCCGTACTTCTCGACCCGGATGTGGGCGAGGACGCCTTTGACGGTGTCGGGGTCCATGTCCAACGCCCCTGCCACCGCAGTCGGAGGGATGCTCCGCTTGAGCAAGGCGTAGACGAGGTCGGAGCGTTCCTCGTTGGTCATCGCGGGGCCCGCCACTTCTCACGCTCCAAGATGCCCACGAACCAGGACGGCCAGGCGTCGGACACGGGCTGGGGTGGCTTACTCCTGGGGGCTGGCTCGGTGAGGACCAACGCCCGTTCGCCGGTTTCGAGGTTCGTGCAATCGAGGACCACCGTGCCCTGCGGCACCGCGTGGATCACTGGCAGATCCGTTTTCATGCACCCTCCCTTGTCACGGGTCTGACGGTAGCCCTGAGGAGCAGACCGTAGGCGTCGGTGAGCTTGACGGCCTGGGCCTTCGAGGCGTAGTCGGTGTAGATCCTGATCTCGGTCCGACCGTCCGGTTTGTGGCTGATCGAGCCGACCTCGAACTCGATGGTGGCCTGCTTGAAGGTCTGCGAGCCTTCGGCCACCTTCTTGGGGGGCTGGGCCCCCCGCTTGGCCAGGTAGGCCCTTACGGCGCTGCGCTCATCGTCTGGCCCGGGATGATCTGCTCCACCTCGGGATGGACCCGGATGTTCTTGGGGTGAAGGGTCAGGCTCTCCTCGTACTCCCTCAACAGGGCCGCTTGGATCTCGGGACTCAGGGCGTCGAACACCGACTCCGGATCGCTCTCTTGCTCGCTCGAGTTCGTGTTCGGCGGCTGTGGCGAGATCGCCGGCGTCTGGGACACCTGGACGCCCAAGAGTGTCGAGGTCAACTCGGTGTAAACCGCCTGCGAGCTCTGGGCTTGGGTCCTCCACGCCTCGCACGATGGACAGGTCCGCCGGGTCGTCCATACGAGGGCGATGATCGAACAGCAGGTGGTCACCCCCAGGATCGTCGTCGAGATAATCATTCACGTCACGCTCCTGACCAGGGGATATGCCAGAAATTTTCGGATGGGGTGATGTACATATCATACATAGGTTGCGTTCTGACACGGGTTTTTAAGGG